GAGAATATTGATACGGTTGTTTCTTTGTTAGATCGCTCCCCTTTTGAGCGATGGGAAAGAGAATTGGCTTTATAAACGACAGGATGGAATGATGTTAGGGAAAATTTGGCAAGCCATTGACGGCAACAAAACAAAAATCGGCATGGCGATATACATGCTGGGCAAAGCGTTAGATAATCCCGTCATCGAGAAGATCGGCGAAATACTTGTGCTGATTGGCGGCGGGCACGCGGCAATAAAGACGGTGAAAAAGAATGAAAACGCTTGAGCTGGTTCTTTCTATTGTGATAGTATTTGTGCTGGGCTTTTCCGGCGGTGCATTATACATGCACCTGAAGCGCGGCGACGTGCCCGCAAATACCGTCATTGTCGAGAAACCAGCCAAGCCCGATACGGTCATCGTTCGCGATACCGTTATCACGAAGCAAATAAAATGGCGCACCGTTTACCGCGATAAGGAAATCGTTAAAGTTGTGCGCGATACCGTTTTAATCGAAACAGGGCAAAGCACGAGGGTTTACAAAAGCATAAAGAGCTACAGGTTCCCCTACAGTTTCGCTACCGTTAGTAGTTACGGGAAAGCTCCGGCTGACAGCATCGGCTTGGAGCTTTCAATCAATTGGGGCGACTACTACCGCGACCACAATGCAAGCAAGCAATTCGGCAGCCTGCGCTGGAGCGGATTTAAATGGGGTGTGGTCACCGGCAGCTTTTTTACTGCTGTGGCGATTTATGCGTTGAAATGAGGGATAAGAATTGTTCACGGATGAAAGGATACGCAAGGCATTGTATAGCGATGCTCCGGTTGCAATTGCGAAGGTCGCCAAAGATGGGCGGTTTATGGAAGTGAATCAGGCGTTTTGCGATATTGTCGGCTACAGCCGGGCGGAGTTGGTAAAAAAGCGCTTTCAAGATATCACTCATCCGGACGACCTGGCGGGCGATGTGGATGAGGTGAACGCGGTAATACGAGGTGAAATTGACTATTACCGCATGAATAAGCGCTACATCTCAAAGGAAGGGCGATCGGTTTGGGTTGAGCTGCATGTTAAGGCGATACGTGACGAGAAAGGAGATTTGGAATACTTTATTGTTCACGTTATCAAGCTGCCCAACGGCGGGCGGTTTAAGGTTGAGAAGAACGGAAACGGCGAAACGGTAATACGCCCGACGCAGAAGATAAGCGAAATTTTAAGGGACGACTGGAAAACGGCACTGGTGATTGTGATCGTTTTAACGCTGCTTTTAGCTGACAAGCTGCAAGAGAATATCCAGCTTGTATTAAAGATATTAGGCAAGTGAACAAAGGCGGGAAGCCTTATTGATATTGCACGAGGGAAAAATAGGGATAGTGATAAACGATCTGCACTATCCCTTTGCGGATAACAAGGTTGTTGACAAGGTTGTCAAATTTGCGGTTGAGATGCAGCCGGATTTTTTTGTATTGAACGGCGACCTACTCGATATGTATGAGATAAGCGACTTTGAACGCGACCCGACCCGTAAGTATACAGTCAAAACGGAGATTGACATTGGAAGGGAATTTTTACAAAGAATCAGAGATGAATTGCCCAAGTCAGAGCTGCATTTCGTATTGGGGAATCACGAGTGGCGATTTGATCGCTTTATATGGCGCAACGCCCGCCAACTGGCAGACCTTGACAACTTCAACCTACCCGCCCAACTACGTATCAAAGAAACCGGCTGGAAACAGCACTACCGGTGGAACCGCGAAAGCTATATGGATATGGGTAAATTTATGATCGGACATTTTAACAAGGCAAGCACGCAGTCCGGCTACACCGCAAAGGGTTTGCTGGACAGATACGGCAAAAGCCTGATACAAGGGCATGTTCACAGAGGCGGCGTGCATTACCGGCGGTTTGGTGATCGGCTGCTTCAGGCTGTGGAAAACTTTTGCTTGTGCAACCTCAACCCGGAATACGCCATTATGCCCAACTGGCAGCACGGGTTTACGATAATTCGCATGACAAAGAAGTCTTTCGACTTTGAGCCGGTTTTGATCAATAACTATACATGCAGGTATTTTTAAATGAAAACACCTACTTATGTATCAGCAGATCAAGGTCATTACGACGGATACACCGAAGCGGATTTTATTGCTTTGCTGGATACGCTTGCTGAAATAGAAGGGAAGTTTTTGCTATCATGCTACCCCGAACCAGTCTTACAAGAATATGTTGAAAAAAACGGCTGGGACATGCAGACAATTGATATGGTGTTATCCGCAAATAACCCAAACCAAACCAACGGCAAACGCGGCAGAAAAACAGAGGTATTAATCCGCAACTACGGCACGAGAAAAGAGCTGCCGTTGTTTAACGGATGTATAAAAGAGATGCAGGACGTGTAAAATGGCAGTGAGGAAGAAAAAAATAGGTCGCCCGCGTGTGGAAATAGACCTCGAACTTGTCGAGAAGCTGGCGCATATTCAATGCACAATCCGAGAGATTGCCGCCATACTCGACATTCCGCCTTCTACCCTTGCCGGGCGCGAAGATTTTCGCACAGCCTATGAAAAGGGCATGGAAAACGGAAAGGCATCACTGCGCCGAATACAATTCAGGTTAGCCGAAAAAAACGCCGCAATGGCGATCTGGCTTGGCAAACAATACTTGGGACAACGCGACATTAAGGAAGAAGTAAAGGAAGATGATAAACCAGAAGCAAAGGCTATTATCACCGCGCTGGACACCACTACGCCCACATCCTACTCAATCAAAGATATGGCAAGCTAACACGCGGTTTAAAGTGGTGCCGGCAGGTCGCCGATCCGGTAAAACGGAGCTGGCGAAACGATACCTTGCGATCATGGCGATGGTAGAGCCCAAGCCTTATTCCAAGCGCTACTACTTTGCCGCTGCGCCAATCAACAAACAGGCACGGCGTATCTACTGGAACGACTTGAAAGAGCTTACAAAACCGTGGTGGTCGGAAAAACCACGCGAAAGCGATATGATTATATTCGTAAAAGGCGCAAAGGGACGCAGCCCGGCAGAAATACATGTGTTTGGCATGGACAAACCGGAAAGAATAGAGGGGACACCGTGGGACGGCGGAATATTAGACGAATACGGCAACATGAAGCCGCAGGCATGGGGCGAGAACGTGCGCCCGGCATTGTCGGACCGGCAAGGTTGGTGCTGGCTCATCGGCGTGCCCGAAGGTCGCAACCATTATTACGATCTGGCATTGGACGCCTGCAACGGCGCATTACCGGAAGCAAAGCCCGGCGAAGGCGCATATTTGATCAACGGCGATTTCGGATTCTTCACCTGGCACAGCGCAGACATATTGCCGGAAGCGGAAATCATTGCCGCAAAAAAACATTTGGACGAAAAGACATTCCGGCAAGAATACGAGGCGGCGTTTGAATCTTACGAAGGGCTGGCATATTGGGCATTTGGGCAGCACAACCTCGATATGATCGAATACAACCCGCAAGAGCGCATCGCGGTGGGCATGGACTTCAACGTTAACCCAATGACGGCAGTTTTAGGACACATCCGCGGCGATGAGTTTCACCAATTCGGCGAAGTGTGGCTTGCGAATAGTAATACATACGAGATGGCGCGATACCTTGCCGAGGAATACCCGGCAGACATGATCGACATCTACCCGGACTCTACCGGGGCGGCACGGGAAAGCAACGCCACCGAATCGGACTTGGCTATATTGCGGAAGGCAGGATTTCGCATATATGCAAAGAAAACAAACCCTTACGTCAAAGACAGAGTAAACGCGGTAAACAGCTTAATGCGGGCGGCTGATGGCACATCGCGCTACAAAGTCAATCCGCAGACCTGCCCGAAAACCATTAACGACCTAAACAAAGCGGAGCGATTGATGGATGGCAGCCTGAACAAGACGCAAGAGGCACAAGGTATTCATCACATATCGGCGGCGTTGGGTTATTTGATCCACTACAATTGGCCGGTTAAAAGAGAACGCATCGAAACAGTTAGAAGGGGCTAAAAATGGCAAACATTATCGAAAGAACAATCGCAGAAGAACGCTTACAGGCGGCGCAGCAGCGCGGGGCAATGCGGGAGTACTTAATAGACTACTACGAGGAAAACCAGCACGACAAAGACGAGTATCTGCGTGCGTGGGGATTTCAGCGTAAAACGGCATTGCCGCTAACATCAACCCGGCTGGTTAAGCGCGTGATTGACACCTTGAGCATGGTATACAAGAAGCCGCCCAACCGCTACCTTGTCGACAAAAACGGTAACAAGATTGAGAAAAACGGCATCGCCGACTTCGAGTCGGACAACTACGAATTTAACGTGCAGCTGAAAAAGTGCGAGCGTTATTTTAACCTGCTCAAAAACGTGCTGTTTCGCATTGCCTACGATGACGAAGCCGGCAAGATGTATTTCTACATCGAGACGGACTACATACCGGAGTTTGGGCGCAACAACAACATTTACCCAATCGGCTATCACATACCGCTGCCGATTGACACCGACAAAAAAGACAGCGAAGAACAGCTTTATTTATTCATTAGCGATGAGCTGTATTACATACACGATGGCATCACAGACGAGAAAATGCCGGTGCCGCCATTTGACGACATCACCAACCCATACGGCATTATGCCGATTATCGACTTTAGTGAACCGTGCGCGGGAACGTATTGGAACATGGGCGCAAAATCGCTGGTTGATGTTGCCCGGCACTACAACATCGGCATGTTGAACACGGCTTACGCACATCATTTTCAGTGCTTCGACCAAGCATGGACGCGGGGACTTCGCAGCGAAAACCTGCCGAAGGACGCATACGGCAACCCGGTGCTTAAAGTCGGCAGCGACGAAGCGTGGAACCTGGGCGACGATGGTGCAGCCGGTTTGCTGGGCTTCAATCCCAAGCTGGTGGAGTCGATTGAGTTTTACCGCGGTTGGCTCAATATGGAACTTGCCAATTACGGCTTGCAGGCGGTGTTTAAAGAGAGCGGCAACCCGATGAGCGGATTTGCGCTAAAAGTGAGCAAGATTGAGCTGCTGGAAAAGCGGCAAGCCGATGTTGATTTCTACAAAGTCAAAGAGCAGGAAATATACGAGGTGCTGCGAGTGATGAACGAATACCACGGGCTTGGCTACAATATGCCGCGTGAAAGCTGGCTCATTACCGACTTTGTAGAGCCGGACTTCCCGAGCGATCCGGCAGACGAGCGCGCCGAATGGGAATGGAAGTGGGAAAACAACCTTGCCAGCAAAGAAGATTATTTGATGGCGAAGAATCCCGATTTGGACGAAGAAACAGCGTCAAAGATTATCGAGAAAAACACCATCGCAAACAGACCAACACGGGGACTGTTTCCCTCGGCAACTAACAACGGGCAACAGCAATGAGCAAGATTAAGCGATATATCGACCTCAAGGGGCACCTTATCGACGATGCGCAGGAAAAGGTTGAAAAGCTGATCATCGAAATCGGCGCACGCTTCGCCTCTGACTTTGCTACGATAGTGGGGCGCGGCGTATTTGACGTGAACGTCATTCTTGAGGTGCTTGAGCAATTAGGCTATGAACAAGCCTTGCTTGATGCGATACGATTAGAGTCACCGGCAATACAGCAGCTGCTGGAATACTCGAAAGCATTTAGCGAGGCACAGGGCTTGACATTTGCTCTAACGGCACAAAACGAGCTGCAGTTTGCGGCATATATGGACGCGGTGGAAAAGAAAATTTTAACCGCATTTAGAGATGAAATCGCTGCAGATTTTGTTAAATTTGGTATAGAATCACGGTTGAGCGCACGCCCGGTGGATCAGATTATTAACACGGTTAAGGAACGGTTTGCGGAGATAGGACGCAGAGCAGCGGCGGAAGTGGGAACATCGATAAAGGTGTTTGACCGTGCGGTGATGGATGCGGTATACAAGCAGAACGGCGTAGAGCGTTTTGTTTATTTCCCGCCAACGCTGATACCAACCAGCCGGGAAAGCTGCCGCAAAGCCGTGAACGATCCGCGTCAAAAAACGGGCTGGACGCGGGAAGACATCGAAAAAGAGCCTGACCTTGATTTTGTATTGGGCGGCTACCCGTATTACAACTGCCGCCATGAGTGGATCGCATTTAACGGAGATTAAACAAACGGAGGTCACAGATGAAAAAATTAGTAATAGTATTAGCGTTAATCATGTTTGGTTGTGATTGCGGCAGCACCATAGTGGGCACGCCGCGGGACTGGAAACGCAGGGAGATAGTTCGCAATGGCACGCAAAATGAACTTGGACAAGCTGCTGGAGTTTCACAAGGGGCTGTGGCGGAAGCTGGGACAGCAGGCGATAGACACGATCAAGATACGCACGCAGAAGGGAATTGACCGGGAAGGATACCGCTTTGAGCCTTACAGCGAATCGTATGCGGATCGCAAAGCCAGCGGCTTTAAAGACGACCTGTATGGCAGACCGGAAAACTTGCGGGGCTTGTCTTTAGACCGGCAGGTCACGCCGCCCAACTTTCGGCTGCGTGGCTTCACCATGGGCGACCTGAAAATCCGTGCCGTGGCTACTGATGCCGTCACAATCGGCTGGCAAGGCGAATTTGCGGAGATAGTCAACGCACACGAGCAGCGCGGCAAATACCGCGTTGCCGGCGTTACCGACAAAGAATTTGACAAGCTGATTAAAATTATCGATCAGCAGATAGACGGCAACTTCCGGCATAAGACGCGGGATGTAGAAGTAACTGTGACCGTGCGGTGAACGGTTTCAAACAATGTAGTGAACTTTTGTATAAAAAAATTGTTGTATTTAAACCGAAATTGTTTTTAAATTAAAAAGAGGTAAAAATTATGACTGACGAGCATAAAACGGACAACCCGGTCACTGCCCCGGAAGAAAAAGAGCAGGAAAGCAAAGTATTAACGCAAGACGAAGTAAACCGCATTATCGCAGAGCGTTTAGAACGCGAGCGCAAAAAATATGCGGATTATGAGGACTTGCGAAAAAAGGCCGAGACGCTGGAGGCTGAAAAACGCCAGCGGGAGGAAAAAGAGCTACTTGAGCAAAAAAAATACGAAGAATTGCTCAAGCAGCGCGAAGAAGAATTACAGCGCTTAAAAAGCGTTGCAGAAAAATATGAGCAGTGGCAGAAGCAAGAGCAAGAGCGCATCGAAAAAGAGATGGAATCGCTCACAGAAACTCAAAAGGCTATTGTTAACGCCCTGCCGTTAGAGCAACGCTTGCAAGCGATTAACGAGTTTAAATCCTCGACGGCTGCAAAGCCGGGAATTACGCCAATGAAGGGCGGCAAAGTTGATGGCTTCGAGGTTCGACCGAAATCACAGGAAGAGGTCGACAAGTTATTCGAGGCTTGGCGAAAGGGACTTTTAAAATAATCGAGGATTTGACAAATGGCAGATTTCACAACTAACTTGACCGGCGTTGCACAATTAGACGACCGCCTTATTAAGTTATACTCTAACCAATTCATCATCAGCGCAGCCGACACCCTGACAAAGGGCTTGGATTCGGTTGTTACCATTAACGAGCAGATCAACGCTAAATCGATCAGCTTCACCAAATACAGCAAGCTTTCCTTGGCAACCACCGCGCTGAACGAGCGTGAAGAAGTTACTTCTGCGGCGATGAGCGACAGCGAAGTTCTGTTGACTCCGGCGGAATACGGTAACGTCGTTACCTTAACCGCGTTGGCAGACCTGCAAAGCGGCGGCATGGCAGCGCAAGCGGCTTTCCGTCTTGCCGGTATCAACGCCCGCGAAACGCAAGAAAAGCTGTTGATCCTGGCAGCTGAAGCATCGAGCAACGAGATCATCGTCAACCAGTCGGCTGAATCCAGCTTGACCGCCAGCGACGTGATGACACGCGCCTATGTTGACCGTGCATACAACAAGTTAGCCCGTGCCGGTGTGCCCAAATTAGAGGGCGGCACCTACATCGCGATTGCGCATGAAGATGTTATCTATGACATCAAAAACAGTGCATCGGCTGGCGAATGGACTGACTTGAACAAGTATTCAAGCGGCGTTTCTGCATTCAGCGGCGAAGTTGGTATGTTCCGCGGCTTCCGCTTCATCTCAAGCCCGCTCGTATCGGTCAACGCTGATGCCGGAAGCACCACAGTGGACACCTACCACACCATTTTCTTGGGCTTCAACGCGCTTGGCAAAGCCGTTTCGATGCCGGTGCAACCGAAAGTGACGGGCCCGTTTGATAAACTGGGTCGCTTCGTCAACATCGGATGGCACGGTGTATTTGCTTACGGCATCATCGATCAAGACGCGCTGTGGGTAGTCACCTCTGCTTCGAGCATTGGCTCTAACTAATCGTTGAAACAGACCTCCCGGTGGTCGCCTCGTGCGGCTGCCGGGTTTTATAAAACGAAAGGAAAGGGCTAAAATGGCAAAGCGAGAAGTAAAAGAAACCACACCGCAAAAACCACAGAAACCAGAATACTACTGCGAAGCTGTCGCGATTAAAAACTGGGAATGCGACCTTAACGGCACGCATTACAAGTTTAAAAAGGGCGACAAAGTAAAGATTCTGGAAAAGTGGCATTACGAAAAATTAACCGACAAACACATCGGGGCTGTGCGATGAAAAACACTATTGTCTTATTCATTGTCGCACTTGCCGCAATGCTGATCCTTGCGAACTTCCCCTACAACCCGCCTGTAAAGGTTGTGCCGTTTATGACCGGCAACGACGTGATCAACTCGATCACTTCCGTTGATACGATAAAATGGCGTCCTGGTTATCAGGGGCTTAACGAGAACGCGGACTGGAACATTATCACCACTTACATTACCGCAACTGACAAGGCTAACGAAAAAACAATCTTTATTCCTTTGTCGGACGAAAGCGGCTGGGGCTGGATGGATTATGTGCAGTTTCAGATAAGCGGCAACGGGCAGACATTAACCAGCGACAAATATTTTATCGGCGGACGTGCCGGTGCGTTTAGCTTATTTGTGCAGCCGGACACCTCCGGGACAAATACGACATACAAAGTGCGCCTTGGGGGTCAGTAATGGCGATTGAATACTGCAACGTAAACAGCGATCTGGTTAGCGTATACCGCCCTATCGAGGAATACAAAAACCTGAAAACATTAACCGGCTGGGAGCTTGTTAGCGGCAACGTATACAAGAAAGACCAAGCCGGTTTTGTTGAGATGGTTTACGAAGACGGCGTTCCGCTGACGCAGGGCAACAGCACCACACCGGCGGCGGGCGAGTTCTACTACAAAGCCTCAACCGATACGCTGTATTTGCAGTGCACCGACAGCGCAGACCCGGCAACGCACACGATTGAAAGCGGGCTGGACTGGGACGCATTCAAACAACGCTGCCGCAACGACGCACAAGAGATGTTGGAAGCGTGGCTTCGCAGTGTATACGCAACGCCATTTCAAAAGGTTATTGCACCTGGACAGAGCTACAACGCACGGGATTATGACTACATCATCAGACGCGCCACCGCATTGCTGACCTGCTACTTAATCGTATCGCATACCAACAGCGAAGACCCGGCAGCGGAAAAACTGTATAAGCAGGTATTTCACGAGCCGCAGTTTGAAGGCGATCAGCCGGGCATTGTGCAGCAGTTGTTAAGCGGAAAAATGACTTTGCGCACACAGCGCAGTGCACGGGAGCCGGGCAGCTTTAACGTATACGAAGGCGCAAACAACAGCTCTACCGCTTACGTGGAAGTAACCGGCACATATTCCGGCGCAAACAAAGAAGTGTGGCGCTTGCAGATTGATTTGGGCGGCGCACCGGGCACGGCAACCTACAAGCTGTCTTATGATCAAGGCGCGACGTGGGATTTGGAAGGGCAGCCGACGCGACCGTCAAGTGATGGGCGGCGTGTGCGGATCGGAAACGATATCTGGGTCGAATTTGTCGGCACATTCACCGTCGGCGATTACTGGGATATTGAATTGTTTCCCTCGACGGACGCATTAGTAATACAGCCGGTAGGCACATTTAAACTGGAGCGATAATGTCATTTAGCAATATCGGATATAACATCTACAACGAAGCGGCGGAGATATTGCGCAACAATATTCCCGATTGCACGGTTGAGAACGTTTACCGCCTGCCGGACGAAACTGACCGCAAAGACTATCTCGGCAAGTATAACCGAGCTGTGCTTTTCTACCTCGACAATCAGGAAAAGGTAGACCAAGCGAGCGATTGCAGGGATTACCGATACAGTTACATCGTGCAGGTGATAGTATTAAGCGTGCGGGAAGATCAACGCGATATTATATCGCTGTCGGAAGAGGTTAAATACTGGCTCTTTCAAAACCAATCCGGCGCGACGAACTGGTATAACTTGGAAGTCGACTCGGTAGACTATCTACTGACCGACGAACAGACGAACATCAAAGCAAGCGAGATGGTGGTAGACTTCTATGCAAGAGGATAAGAAAAAAGCAACCGTAAAGGTAGTGGCAACGCCGTTTTTTATGGCGACGCGCTACATATCGCTGCCGCCCGAACTGGTAACGCCGGAAGAGTTTAAGGCGTTGAAATCCGGTGAAGCGGTAGAGATTGACAAGAAAAAATTCAATGGCTTCTATTTTGAAGAGGTAAAAGATGGCAACAGTTAAGACAGCACACGGACGTTATGAATCATACATCGCGGTCGCTGAAGAATCGACCTTTGGCACCGCGGTGGCGGACAACGCAGCGATGAAAAAGCTGGACGTGATTGGCGGCAATACACCGTCATTCAACCCGGAATATTACGAAGATTCGGCTTTGAGAAACGCAGGAAAAAATATTGTCGATATAGATCACTATTACTCGACATCAAACGGATTGTGGCAGCGTTACCAGATTCCTGATTTTATCGCGCCGGCTGATATTCTTGCGGAATTTCTTTACGCCGCAGTGCAAACCGTTTCGGAAGCGGGCACTTCGCCCTACTCGAAAACCTATTCGCTTGACGGCACAACTGATCCGAATTTTAGCAGCAACCAGGGATATTTTATGACCGTGCTTGTCAAGCATCCGCAAGCGAGCGAAAGCCAAAAATTGACAAGTTGCGTTGTGGATAACCTGCGGATCCGCTTTAGCCCCGACAATGGCGGTCGGGCTGTGTGCAGTGCTACCGTGCGCACCGGAAAAGGCTGGACGGCAACGTCTAACCCTACCGGAACGCACAGCTTCAGCAGCGTGGTTGCGCCGAACTTCCACAACAGCACCTCGACGCTAACGATTAACGGCTTGGATATGGTTTGGTATTCGCTGGAGTTAAACATCCAAAGCCGATATGATTGGATTGGATACAGCAACGGCGTGGCGGACAACTACAAATATTTAGGCTCTACGATTAACGTTAGCGCGGTGGTTAAATACGACAGCAACAGCGACGCATTTCTGCGCAGCAAGGCAAGCGACATCAACAGTTTATCGCTGATAATCGGCAGCTCCGGTTCAGCCGGTTACTTCTCGGTGCAGTGCAACAACACGGTATTAAAAGACGTAACGACCGACACCGGCGACGATGAGACCGTTGAAAAACTGAATCTGGAGATGGAGTTGATGTTAAAGGCTTCCGCATCTGACACTATCGACTTCGCAATTACCGACGGAGTAGACCACGCATGGTAAAGCTGACATACAAGCAACGGCGTGAACTGATAAAAGCCATCGACGAATACGGCGGATTTCAAAAGGTAGTAAACAATCAGACACTACCGATTGAATTTGTTGAGCTTGCGCTTAAATACGCACACGGGTTGACCGAGGCGGACTTTGAAGATATGCCGTATTCCGAGATGGTAGAAAAAGCGATGGACGTCTTTATCGACGAAATCGTAAAGCCGGAAGCTGAAAAAAAAAGTTAGCCCTGATCGTCTGGGGTGCAGTCTTTGGATATTTAAAACGCGCAACCTGCGGCGAACACTGCGGGTGCGCAGCATGGAGGCGCGGCGATGCCTACACAATCAAATCACCAATCCGAGACAGCGAAGGCAACCGTCCTATTCTACGCTTTCAGAGTGTGGATCAGTATTTTGGGTGGTTTTTTGCTGCTTATGCTCAAAGCAGCAGTCGGGTTACTTTTGACGATTTTTGTCTTACCGGTTGTTGGAACTGGGTGCTTGACATGGATGAAATCGAAGAATACGAAGAACTCTTCAAACGATACGAAGCCGCAACAAAGCTCGGCATCCGACCCTATACAGATTTTGACAGCGCACCAGCTTCAGAGCTTGAAAGATTACTATTACTATCAACAGAACTTGAATTAGCAAAAGCAGAGAAGATAAAACGTGCCAACACGTGATTACAAAATAAGGTTTCGGCAAGAGGGAGCGGAGAAGGTTACCGCAGCCACCGGGCGCATTGAGCGCAGCTTTAACCGCCTTGGCGGTGTGATTGCTTCCGCCTTTGCCGTTGAGCAGCTGGGGCAATTTGCGTTTGAGTCGGTGCAGCTTGCCGGTAAAGTAGAGAGCTTGCAGCGTGCTTTTGACCGCTTGAGCCGATCCGAGGGATTAGACCCGGCAAAGCTATTCGGCGACCTGCAAAAAGCCACTGACAACACCGTTTCAAGCGTTAAGCTGTTGCAGGCTACCACGCAGGGCAAGTTTTTAGGCGTTGACATACAAAACATGCCGGTGCTGTTCGAGTTTGCCGCTAAACGTGCCCGTGAGACAGGGCAAAGCGTTGATTTCCTTGTCGAGAGCATTGTAACCGGTATCGGGCGAAAATCTGCGCTGATATTAGACAATCTTGGTATTACAATGCCGCAATTACGCGCCGAAATGGAGCGGCTGGCAAAAGAAACCGGTATTTGGACGGGTAAACTTGATGAAGCGACGCAAAACGTTGTATTGCAACAAGCGGCTGTTAATATCGCTAAAAAAGCGATCAAAGAATCGGGCGACGAAGCACTAACCGCAGCGGATAAGATAGCACAATACACCGCGGCTTGGGAAAACTTTAAGGTGTCGGTTGGTGAAGGCTTAATAACGCTATTCGGGCGCACGGTAGAGTTTTTCCGGGCTGTGGGCGGTGTTATCGACAGCTTGCAAACCGTTTTTGCCAAGTTCTCCACCGACGCGGCGATACAAGCGTCGGAGAACCTTACAAAGAAGCTGAAGGCGATGGAAACAGGCGCACAAGGCGCAAAAAAAGCCGTTGAGGACATGGCAAACATGCGCGGCACGCTACCGGTTGACAAGTTTAAGATTGACGTATTGATCGAAAAGCAGCGCCGTGCACGTGAAGAAGCAAAGCGGCTGGCTGCTGGTTTGGCGGAGCTGCGGCGGGAATTAAGCAATCCGGTATCGGCTTCATTTGTTAGCACGACCGAGCAGGCAACAACGGCACTCAAGAACGCCGAAAAAGAAGTGCGGCGATTAAAGATAAGCGGCGAAAAAGTATTTGCCGGATTCGAGAAAATATTCCTGATCGAGCAGGCAAAAGTGGCACTCGATCAGATGGCGAACAGTTTCGACATGCTGGAAGAAAAAAGCATCGATTTTACCGTTCAGACGTCCGCCGATATGGACTACGCCCGGCAAAAGTTTCTGGAGTTTGGACAAACGATGAGCAACGTCTTTGCGGAAAACCTCAAAGAAGGCGAAAACATGTTCGACGGCTTACTTAACGCATTTACCGACATGCTGACGCAGATGGTTTCCGAGCTACTGGCAAAGTCCGCCATATTTGGACTGTTAAACCTGTTTGGCATACCAACGGGCGGCACGTTTAGCGAATTTCTATTTGGCGGTGCTTCCTTTGGCGGTGGCGGGACAGCCTTTAGCGTTGCCACAGGTGGCGGCGGTGGCGGTGCAGTGCAAGGCACGACACGTGAACAGCTGTTTACGCCGTCTAACTTCCGCACAAACGAAACGGGGCAAAAAATAGTGAACGAATATACAATACATGCCATCGACGCGCAGAGCTTTGAAAATTTCCTGCGCTACCGCGACGGGGCGAAGGCAATTAGCAAGACATTGCCGGAGGTGATCGCATGACACAACGCTTATTGACACAATCCTGCGAGGAAGCGACAATCACCTTGACCGATGCCGGTAGCGGCAGCGATGCAAAGCTGTTGAAAAACAGAGACTTGCGCGTGAAGGCAATCAACAAGACCGGCAGTGACACGATAATGATAGAGCTTGACTTTGGCACCTCGACAACAGTCGATTATGTGCTTTTGGGCAACCTTTATTCATCGAACAATATCGACGTTGATATCCGCTACTGGAACGGCAGCAGCTATGTGGTAGACACAAGCACGAGCGGCACGTTTGCAAACGTAAATCGATATTTTGCATTATCGGCTACCCGGACGGCGACGAAATACCGCATTGATTTTTCGCCGGTAGCCGCGGCAACGGTCGAGCTTTCCTGCATTTTCTTGGGGCAAAAGTTCGATTTTGCATATCCATACGATTACAACAACAGCCGCGTGAGTTTAATGCGCGGAGAGTTTGTGCAAGATAGTGCGGGCTATCCTTATGCGCAGATTCACAGCAGCAATAAACGGCGGGTGTGGGAGGTGGTGTTCAGTCTTACCGCAAGCGAATTAGATGATCTGGAAGATCGGCTTGTCGCGGCAGGCTACCACATGAAGCCCGTCTTTTTTTACGATGACAACGTTGATACTGATTATCACCTGTGCAGGCTTGACATGACAGAGTTAAGAGCCGAGCAACCCGGACGTGATTACTTTAAGCTGCCTATGAGGATCGTTGAGATATGATAAGCGCAGCCAATTTTGAAACATACGCAAAAGAGAATCGCTTATCGGCGACGCTATACTATTACGTGCACCTCGAAGATGCGGCAGGAAACAACTACTACTTCACCGATGGCGACGTGATCGGCTCTTACCTGCCTGCATGGATAGATATATCGCCGGCTTATTACGAGGGCGACATTTACAGCGGCTCTTTTTCGGTGCGTCCGCTTACGATTAAGATCAGCAACCGGGCGGAATATACTAGCAGCAACAGCACGCAGCGGTTTAGCGATAATTTCGCCAGCAACGAATTTGAAACAGAGCTGTGCCGTGTGTATCTTGGATACAAGGGCATAACATCAACAAGCGACCTGCTGCCGGTTTATATCGGTCGGGTTTACGACTTCAACGCCGGTGCGCTGGATATAACGTTTAACGTTACCAACCGGTTTTATTTTGAGCTGCCGCTCATACCCAAAAACAAGTTCGACAGCACGGGTTACAGCAAGATCGATAAGTCGTTTTTAGGCAAGCCGATTCCGCTTGTGTTCGGTCGTTTTAACTACACGCCGTCCGGCTCTACCAAATTTGGCGATAAAGCATTTGTGCCGCTTTACGTTGTAGAAAACAACCTTTCCCTATCCTCCCCTACCCTGGTTTTGGAATGCGCCGACCATGCTGTGGATGCGATAGACAAGGTATTGATTTATGACGAGATTTTGGACACTGTTGGCGAAATACAGGACACATGGACATCTTCGTTAGGCGCTGCACGGGTAACAATATCGCTCAACACCGCCAGCAGCATCAATTTTTTGGAGGCGATATTTAGCATCTACCCGTCGCGGATTGTTGACCTTGTTGGCACGACCAACCGCGAAAACACGTTAGACAACGACCACAGCACCTACGCAACACTATCGGGCGGCGGTGACTATCTCACATTTGCGATGCCGGACATGGGTATCTTCAGCCGGGACGAATTAGAGCCGATTTACAGCACCTCCGGCGGCACGGAGACAGTGGCGATAAAAGAAATTGTAATCGAAATAAACGGCTATGCGCCGACTACCTTTAAACCGGGCGACACGTTAGCCATCACTGTGGGCGCAACATCCGGCAGCGATATTTGGTTCTCCGAGTCGCTCAATGAAACAACCGTAAACAGCTTGGGCAATGTAAACACTTTTAACTATACAACCGCAGCCTTGCGGATTACAGATAACTATAAATGGGACGGCGCTACGGCGGCGTTTCAGCTGCGGGAAAATTCCGGCGGCTCTACGTATAACATTATACCGGATGCCGGATATTATTGGACGATGGAAGACCTGGCGGCGCACATCGACCAAAAGATCAACGACGCGGGCACGCTGAATACATACCGCTTTAGCTACGACAGCGTGAAAAACAAGTTTAAGCTGGAGCGGGCGGCGGGCAGCTTTAACTTCAAGATGGCATCGGCGGGACGTGCCGCGACGTTAGGGATAACCGGAACGGGCAGCTATACCACAACCACCTACACAAGCGAAAATCCGACCATGTTGGACGTGCCGGACGGTAACCTTTCCAATATACGCGTTAGTGTTGTCAACAATAGCGCAAGCACGAATTTTCGGTTAAAAGCGGTTCGGGTAAAGGTGCATCGCACATACCGCAAATACAATATACTCGACTTTTCCGGTGCCAGCCGACCGACACGCAGAGCGCCGGGAGTGCGGACGGGCGCAAGAGGAACGGGCCCGGGACAGTCGCCATCATCCGGCTCTACGGTGATCCGCACAAGCAGCCGCACAGGTGGCACAAGCGGGCGCACGCTGCGCACTCCGGTGGGTGATCCGCTATCGGTGCGCGACAGCATTGCAGGGGCACGTTTCTTTGCAACGGTGGACGGATACCCTACCGGATCAACATACTACAAAAAGGGACCCGAAATTGTGCAGGGGATTCTGGAAGATTACATCGGTATTACCGGCGTTGTTGATACCACATCCTTCAGCACGGCAAACACGAACGCCACCACCGAGCCGGGCGTATACGTCGATACCGAGACCGACCCGATGCAGCTTTTTACGGAGATCATGCGCTACTCGAAAGGCTTTTTGCATGTCGGGCAGGACGGTAAGCTAAAGGCGACGGTATTAAAAAGCAGCTATTCGAGCGGCGACGTGGCGGATATTATCTACTACCGCGACATACCGGAGCCGCTGACCGAAAACTTTCGGATTTACCGCAACAGCGTTGCGCAGGTGGCAAGCGATATGACGTTAAACTATCAATACAATTTTGCCACCGAAGAATACGGCAACAACGTGCAAAAAACGACCACCAGCACGCTGAACATTGCACCGCGCACGGAGAACACAACGCTTATCTACCGCGACGAGGACGCCGACACCATCGCCGAATACTTTGCCGGTGACGGTGCTACGCTGGGATTCTTCGGCAGACAGCGAAAAATTGTGGAGGTCACCTTGCTTGCGCCGGAATATCACTTGCTTGAAGTCGGCGACATTGTGCAGTTTGACAGCGGTTTTAGCGACCTGATGAAGATATTCGGCACAAACCCTAACGCGTTGTATTTTATGATTTTCGGCAAGCGTTTTGATAAGCGAAGAATAACATTATACTTAATAGAGGTTCAGTAATGGACAAACTAAAATTTGTGGGCGGCACGGTAACGATCGCGCAAAACGACGAAACGACACAGGCGCTGTTTCCGGTTGTTGCGCTGCCGCGTGAAAATGAAAACTTGCAGGGCTACGCCGTATTAGCCGTGCAGGTGACGAGCGCAAGCGCAGACACGCTAAAATTCTATGCGCACATGTATTACGGCGATCCGGTGAATGACGGTAAAGACATTATCGTTAAAGAGGTTTCCGGCGTGAATGAGTTAAGCAGCATCAGCAACGGCGACGTGTATATTTTTTCTCTCCACAAAGAAGATTTTTGGACAATATCCGACGGCTTGAGCGTTAAAGTGAAAAAAACGGGCACAGCCGGGGCAATGACGTTAGAATGGAGGCTAATATACCGATGAGAAAGCTAATACTTTACATTTTGCTGATGAGCTGCGCGGCACTGGCGCAATACGGCAAGACATACGATAAAGATATACAATACAAGGACTTGCGCGCAAGCACCGTTGACAGCATCACAGCCGCGACAAAAGCTGCTTTAACCGTTAGCGACACGACGGAGCTTAAAGCCACCAGCGGCAAGGCTGGGGAGTTTGTTTACTTGAAACAGTTATCGAACAGCAACGCTAACGGCGGTGGGTTGTTTGTATATCAATCGAGCGGCACTGTGGACGGCGTGACAACATTTGCGGCAAGTGGTGGCGGTGTTTGGGTGCGAGAAGGTTGGTTAAATAGAAGAACTCTTTATGATATAGAAATTGGCATGGTTCATGAAGATGCATCTTTTGCGACAAATAATAGAGTCCTTTTGCAAAAAGCAATAGATATAACAAGAGAAGGTGCTGAAGGTATAAT